ACAAGGCTTGTTTCCGTAGAAACAACTTCATAGTCGCCAAGATCATCAAGCAATTTCTTGGTTGATTTCAGAAGAGCTTCGTCTGCGTTAAATTTGGGCCCATAGTCTTTTTTGTTGCGAGATTGAAGACGAACAGTGCAATGTTCACTTTCGTACTTATCAAGATCATCTTCTTCAAGCCATGCTCGAATGTATTCCTTGACAATGACTTCTTGCTCGTTAAGGCTTTTCTGTTCCTCCTTGATTTCCTGAAGCCTTTCCATCAAGCTTTCAATGTTGGTAGTGTCCATGATCAAATGCCAGAAGGAGCAAGGGGAGGCACGGAAAAATTACGATCAATCAATGAAGCAATTTCACTTTTGCTTCCGCGCCAGTGACGTTCTCCTTTTTGATCACGCGCTGCGTACAGCATGCGCGATGCAGGTGATGGTCCTTTATCAGGAATGCAATAGCCGTAGTGGCTGATCACTTCAATTAGAGTGCCATTGTGTTCCTGCGAGGGAAAACGATCTGGCGATTGAGGAGGTTTAGGCATTGGCCAGCAACAAAGAACTTTTCTCGGGGCGGCTTGAGCCGCCTGCTGACTATAGAAGAAATAAAGCCAGTGGTCAAGAGGAAAGTTAAAAGCGCTGGTAGAACGACGGCCTTGGGGGCCTACCCTCTCGTGGCGCTTAGCGAAGGGAGCTTAACCTCCTTTTGCCTCCATCGAACCTCCCCGGCCAGGAGCGCCGCAGGACACTGGCGAGCAGGGTTCCCAGGCGCGTAGATGACTGAAAGAGAAGAACGGGATGATTCTAGGCACCCCCTCCTAATCGAAAAGGACGATTTCTCAACTGGCACATGGCTGGAAAGGCGCATGGCATGGCACGATGGCCAGGAGAAGCCACCATCAGTGGACCCGCCAGCAATCGTCAAGCTCCCTCGTAATGGCCCTGTAGCAGGCCAGTCAGTGGACGCATGGCTCTACGGCAAGAACAAGAACTGCCAACGCCAGCGGGACGCTGTTCAATGGCGCAAGAGACCAATGGAAGAAGCCGAGTCAGAAAACAGTGGTGCCTAGATAGGGACGCGCCATGGCCTGAAATTTCTCAGCATCCTCCCGACAAGGCCATACGTTAGAAGCACATTGCAATTGGCCTTTTTCATTGGCCCACGCAAGGCACCATCCATCTACTGTCTCGGCAATCACCAAGGCAGGATCGTTTGGAACAATCATTACTTACCAAACCCCTTGCTGATGGCAGGCTGGTTTGCTGCTGCTGCTTCTTCTGTGGCTTCCTCTACGGGCACAGAAAAAGAGGAAGAAGCAATTGCCTCCTCCTCTACGATGGTTTGCTCTTGAACAGGCTTAGTAAATCCGTTGTCCCAGATGATCACGGAAGCAAATGCAGCTTCCCTTAGTCTAGAAGAACCATTCCCCTTCTTCTGCTTTTTTCTCAAGATCCACCCCTTGAATGGTGGATGGCGCCCCTTCCGTGAGTGGTTCTTCTGCGGGGACCACGGAAACAAACTCCTCACCATCGTCTGCCATGGCTTTATAGTCCCAAGAATGGTACACTCTCGGGCGTTCTCCATTGGGACCATGAAGGAACGAACTGGTGATGAGGCCTTGACGACGGGCCACTTCCAGCATCTTGCCAGTTGCTGCAATTTCGTAGCTGCCAGTAATGGAAGCAACTTCCTGCCTGGATAGGCGCTGGTGCTTCCGCATGTTGACGGCATTCACCACCTTATCAAGAGCATCCAAGGAGCCACTAGCAGGCCCTGCATAACGCCAGCCGTAGGAAAGCGTGTCACGCTGCAGATAGTGCTTACCAGTGAGACCAGAGCGGCTCTTGAGCCATTCCATGGTGAATTGATTAGGGTCGGGATTGTTTTCTGCTTTAGTAAGCTTCACCACTTCGCTCACGTTGTCAACAAAGCTAGTGCTATCTCGCAGGCCTCCACTCTTGTTTAAGTGGTGAAGAATGATGATGCTACATTTATATTGATTGGCAATATCACGCAGACCATATATTACATCGCCAGCATTACTTCTCACAAGGTCTACATCCATGCCAGCAAGACATGCAGTGAGAGAATCAATGGCAACAAAAGATGGTCGGTTCTTCCTAACGTAATCCTCTAACTGTTTCATATGACCAAAGCGCCAGTTCTCCCAGAATGCAACAGTGCCAGGCTCAAGATTGGCATCTTGATAACCAATCACACCAAGTTTCTCGCTGGTATCAACAAGGGGTTCGTCGCTCTGAATAATAAGGCTCTTGCCTTTCATGCACCTTCTTCCACTCCATGGTTGTCCTAATGCAATGTTCAGTGCCCAATTATAAACAATAGTGCTCTTTCCAGTGCCGCCTGATGCAGCTAAAAGCATCACACTACCAAGAGGTACAATACCAGCAATAAGCCATTCCCTGCATTGATCTGCATTGGCAATAGTCAAAGCATCAATGGTTTCAATTTCTTCCCTGCCATAAGTGCGAGACTTAGCCTCCTCAATAATCTTATCAACATTGCTTTGATTCATCTTCACGCCACGCTGTTCCAGCCAACTGCCAGTTTCGTAGCCAATGCGAGCATCATTTGCATAGAGGCCAACAAAGTTCTCCACTGCTGAAATAATCTCTTCATACGATGGCTTACCATCCACGCCAGTGTGCTTATTCTTTGAAACAATGGAAGCAAGCAGGTCTTCCTTTGTCGCTCCTTCTTCAATGTAGTCAGACAGATCAAGCCCATTACCACTAGGAAGGTTCTGCCATTCCCAAGAAAGCGGATCAGCATAAAGCCAGGAGGCGCCTGGATTATCGGCCTCCACTTCTTTCATGAATGCCACGCCTAGTTCGTCTCTATCAGGAGCGAGAACCAGCTTCTTGTTTTTAAACAAAGAAGAATAATCGCCATTAGTGCGATATTGCTTACTGCCGCCAAGGAAAGTAATAGAAGGCAAGCCAATCGCCCACACTGCTTGGCAAGTGAGTTCTCCTTCTACAACAATAATAGGAAGGCCAGTCTTCTCACTTTCGGCTACTGCCTCCTCGTATTTGTACGGCAGTACATTAGCCTTCACCTCTTGGAGTTGGGTTTTATGGTTGGTGGAATTCTTGTCAATGGAAGGAAAATCCTGCCACATTTGTTTGCTGCCAGACTTGTCATCACGGTGGACAATAACAACTTCCTCACCAATAGTATTCCTGTAAGGGAATGTATAGTATCCAGGATCACGCTTTGGCTTTTCCCATCGCACCATTGGAGCTAGGGCATCTCTGATTTCGGCACGGTGAGCAGGAGATGTGTCGTGCCAGCAGGAGTAGGCACCATTCTTTTTGTTGACGCTGAAATCGTTTCCGCCACAAGCAGGACAGATGAATTTCCCGCCTTCCTTGCTGGGTTCCAGTTGGTCCAGGAAGTCCAGGATTGAGAAGGTCATGAAGCAGGAATCGGGGAGCACCTCCCACTATGGCAGGCGATGGGCCATGCTGCAATGCCCTGTAGCCATCAGTAATCCTAATGAGCCAAACCGTTGTCTTGATGCTTGGTTCCTGTATTGTTACTGGGTTCGCTCTTCGCCTTTGAGTGAAGCATGAAGAAAAGTTACCACGACGAGCCCAAGACCAAGCGCCATGTCACACTCACGCAAACCGCTTCGGACCACCTTGATGCAATAGCCAAAGAAACCTCCCTCTCCCGCAGTGAGGCCCTTGAGCGCCTCATCCGCTCTTGTTCCGTATGGGAAGCAGGCTTTCTGCTTTCAGACGAAGCATGGCTCTGCTGCATTGACCACACCAACGATTCTCCTTCCCCTAATGAAACTGTGTGAGCTTCACCGCATTACCACCATTGCAATGCGCTCCCATGCCGCACAAGATGCGGAAGTGCTATTGCACTACGAGCGAAGTGCTATGGAAGATGGTTTTTCCAGGGCCAGCTCTGAAGGCATTAGTGATGTTCGTTTGATTGATGACTGGGCTCTTCCTGGTCAGAGCCTTGTCAATGATGAAGGCACCAAGCCCCAAAAGCTTGTCATCTTCTACGACAACCACTTCAATCTCGACTCCTCCACTGAGGAGGCATGACCCAAAGCTTTTTCCGTGATACCATGATCGCCCTACCTTCCCCTCTAATGGACACCCCTGCTTCCCTCGCTCTTGCTGATCGCATGAATGGCTTATTTTCTCCCCTCTCTATCACTGCTGAGCAATTCACGCAGGCCTATGACCTTGCCATTGGCGAGCATGTTGACAAGAATTATAAGGGTCTTTCTTATCTATCTTGGCCTTTTGCTTTCCGCTATCTTAAGGAGCAATTTCCACTTTTGTATGTTGCTTTTGAAGAAAGCACAATGGGCTGGCCAGTATTTGGTCAAAATGGTTGCTGGCTTCTGCGCCCCTACCTTACGGATGGTTGCAGCCGCACTCCTGCGCTTGTATTCCCGCTTATGGACAACAAGCACAATGCTCTCAAAGAGCTTGATGCGCGGGCAGTAAGTGACAACATCCAACGCGCTAGTGTGAAGTGCATTGCTACTTTCACTGGCCTTGGTCTCAAGCTTTACTCTGGCGAAGACATCCCCAAGAGCGATGACAAAGAAGCAACGCCCCGGATCGCGCTGCAACAGGAAACAAAGAAGCCTGCTCCGAGGGCAAGCGCGAAGCAAGCGGAAGCTCCGGCAACTGCTGCTCCTGCTGGAGACGAAGCAGCTCCTGCCGCCAATGCCCCCTTTGATGGGAAGGGGAGCCTTCTAGCCTTTGCCAAGGCCAATCCACTTGGCTATGGGGAAGAGCGTGCCAGCATGATGGCTGCTAAGAATGCCCTTGAGAACCTTGGCCTTTCACGAGGCGAAGACCTTAAGGACAGTGGCATGTTTGCTAATGCAGTGGTGACCATGCTTTCTGCGTGGATGAAGGAAAACAACATCACTGTGGCCAAAGCTGAAATGGTGAAGGAAGTGGACACACTTCGTGCTATTTGCTCTGAAGGCACTGTCGATCAAGCCATTGCAGCAGTGAAGTTGTTTGTGGAGGGAAAAAAGTAGAGCTGGCGACGGCCTCCTTTGCGAAAGCATTTGGGGGCCAAATCGTTGCCGATGAATACGGAGATCCATTGTCTAGTCCTTTTGAACTGTTCCTTCCTGATGGCCAAGAAAAAGCAAGCGCCAATTGATTTCACCAAGATGGCAGCCTGTCCAGTGTGTAAAGAAAGCTGGCAAGGAGAGCCCATTCCTCAGGAGTCAATTGACAACGGCTTCTACGATGCTTCCAGCAAGTTCTTTTCTAAGGTGATTGGTTTGTATTCCCGCGAGGAAGATAGAACATTTGCCTATTGTTGTCCCTTTTGTAATGCCACCTGGGACCGTGATACTAACCAGCGCATTCCATCTCCACTTCGGTCCAATCGTCCGTGAAATTGTCTCTCCCTGCGCTGCAACAATTCTCTCCCAACCGCATTCAAATTGACAAGCGGCGGCATTATATTGCGCCAGAGGGGCTCTCTATGGTGCCAGCCGGACTCGTCTTGCCTTCCGTTACGACCATAGCCAGTTCCTGCTCGCCCGTGGGCAAGATCATGGCATTGATCAATTGGCGGAAGCGCGTTGGAGATCAAGAAGCAAATCGCCGCACTCGCAACGCAGTGGAGAGAGGCAACTGGCTTCATGCCGTGATGGAGGATCTATGGAACGGCGAAGACATTGAACACCATCTAGAATCAAACCAGGCTTTCCGTCCTTATTTTCATTCCATTGAAGGCTTCCTAGAAACAATTGATCGTCCACTGTTAGTGGAAAGTGCAATTGTTTGGTACTGTCCAATCAAGCTTATTGGTTACGCCGGTACGTTTGATATGCTGGCAGTTCTTAAAGACGGAAGAACTGTACTTTTGGATTGGAAAACCTCATATAAGGCAAAGCCTGAATATCAGCTTGCTGATTATAAAATGCAGCTTGGAGCTTATGTCCAAGCAATTGAACAAATGTATGGCATTGACATTAATGGAGCTTATTGTGCTATCGCTATTTACGATCCTGACACTGGCGAGGGAGAAGAGGCTCAAGTGGTCTCGCTATCAAGCGCAGAGCTTGCCTGTCAAGCCTCCATCATGAACGACAAGACTGGTCGCTATTTTGAACGGTTCTACCCAGGCGGCGTTCCCTTCGTCATTTCCATTGACAAGGGCCAGTAAACCCGCTACATTGGGCAAGCCCTGAACAGGGGCACCATCCAACATCCTTCAAGGAAAAACACCGTGGCAAATCGCCCTCCCATCACTGCAGCAATTGATCTCACTCCTGAGGTGCTGAATGCCCTCAAGCAAGCTGGCCCCAACGAACGGGGAAAGTACAGCCTTGACATGGCAGTTTGGGAAAACACCAAATCCACTTCCGACCGTGCTCCTGGTTTTACTGGCAGCGTCAAGTTGAAGGGCGACAAAGGCGACGGTCCCAAAGGCTTTGCGAGCGTTTGGACCAATATGACGCCTACTGCTTCTAGCGACTTGTTCTGAACGTAGCACTGGCCCCGAGAGGGGCCTTTTCTTTCCCCTTTGTTACCATGCACCTCGTCGATCATCAAATCAGCAAGCTTGCTGAGAATGATTTGTTCATGCCATTCGTAGGCGAAAAGCGCCGCATGCTTGACAATGGCACCAAAGCCATTTCTTATGGTCTTTCGCAAGCAGGATATGACTTGCGCTTGTCTGAAGAAGAATTCTTGATTGTTGATAAAACGTCAAAGAATGGTCGCGCCAAAGTTGAACTTGATCCAAAGCTTTTTGATAGCACCGTTCCTTACCAAGCCGCTCTTAATCACAAAGATGGTAGTAGCTTCTTCCGTCTGCCTCCTTTTAGCTATGGCTTGGGACGCAGCTTAGAGCTAATTTCTATGCCCTCCAACGTGATTGGACTGTGCGATGGAAAAAGCACTTACGCTCGGTGTGGCATCATCATCAATGTGACGCCAATTGAACCTGGCTGGGCTGGTCGCCTGACAATTTCCATTTCAAATCCCACGCCTTTCCCCGCCCTCATCTATGCCAATGAAGGCATTGTGCAAGTGATGCTCCATGCCATTGAGGAAGTTGCAGAAGCCTACACTGGCTCCTACCAAAACTCTGCTACGATAAGCCTACCTGCCGTTGGCTAGTGAGCGCTCTTGAAGATGATTTCTTAGGGCTGTGGCAAAACCGCAACCCTTTTTTACTGCTTGAAAGAGAATACAGCGCCATTGATTCTTGGGAAGCAGACTACCAACAGCGTTATGCCAAATCAAAACGCAGCAAACGCTATCGCCTAGATTTCGCCCATCCGGCTTCTCGCATTGGCATTGAGATACAAGGAGGAGTGTTTATGCGAGGACGGCATGTGACTGGCTCCGGGTATGAGCGAGACTGTCGTAAATATAATATTGCTTACACCAGCGGGTGGACAATTTTCCTGCTTACTTCCACCATGACCAAAGACCTTTTTTGGTTTGATTTAATTGCTGCGTATATTGATCAATCAATGTTGATGCTTCACAAAGAAGATCATTAGCCGCTGATAAATCTATATCACGCTTGTCCATGGCTTGACGAAGTTGCATGTTTTCCAGCATCAAACTTTGCACTGCTGTTTGCATGGAAGACCATCCTATCAATAGATTATTAGCCACTTCTTTCAATTGTTTCATGTCGGTGCAGTCTGCAATTGCCCTTTTGTTTACAGTGAGGGCAAACTCACGCTGCGGGCTATGCTCAAATGGTCCCATAATGGTGATGCGCGTCTTGCCATTGTAAACCATTTCCACTGGTATGCCGAATTTCATTGTGCCAACAATGTCTCCCTGGGATAATGATAACTCACTGTGGTACACTGAAGCGCCCTTCAATGCTGTCATGACAGGACACGCCCAATGGCGCTGGTGCCCACAGAAAGGCCTGGTGTGGGAAGTGAAGCCAATGCCCCATTCCCCAAGTAATTGGCCTCAGGAGGCTAGCCAATTGCTTTCGGCGATGGTAAAGTGGCAGTTCGAGCAGCCTCGCCCATGACCTATTCAATTGCTGATCATCCACCAGCAGATCCCCTTGACGACGGGAAGAGCTATTTGCGTCTCATTGATTCAATGGGAAATAGCTTGTCTGTCGTGAATGATGCACGGCAATCTTTTGACAAGGAGACGGAAGTCTGGGGAGAAAAAGAAGCAAAGTTGCTCTATTATCTCATTCAAAATCACCATACAAGTCCATTGCGTGGTGTTGTATTTAAGTGGAAAGTCAAGACGCCATTGTTTATCGCAAGACAATGGTACAAGCATACAGTTGCTTCCACTTATGTTGATGATCAACTTGGTTGGAATGAGAAGAGTTTTCGCTACTGTTCAGTGGATGACAAGGCAGAATTCTACACTCCAAAGAATTTTCGCAGCCAGTCCAAAAACAACCGGCAAGCCTCTGGAGAGCCTCTCCTGTCGAAGGACCAAGCACTGGCCCTCTCCCTCTATTCAAAGGGCATAGAGGAGGGCAGGCAGGCCTATGACGCGCTTTTAGCAATGGGAGTGAGTAAGGAGCAGGCTCGTGGCGTAATGCCTCCTTGCCTGTACACCCAATTCATTTGGACGTGCTCCTTGCAAACGCTGCTTCATTTTATTGACCTTCGTATTGGGGAAGGTGCCCAAGGGGAGATTTGTGCTTATGCGCATTCTCTTTATCATCTTGCCTTTCCCATTGCCCCTGAAGTTTTCACTGCTTCCAAAGACACTCGCTTTTCCCTTTGATCATGAACGACCCCATCAACCCCAACCACTACAAACAAGGTGGCATTGAAAGCATTGATGCCATCAAAGCCTTCATGAGCGAGGAAGCTTTCAAGGGCTTCCTAAAAGGCAACTGCCAAAAGTATCTGTTCCGCTACGAACAGAAAAATGGCCTAGAAGATTTGAAGAAGTGCCAATGGTACTTGGAACGATTGATGAGCATTTTAGAAGAGGAGCAACGCCTTTCTTCGTACGAAGAGCTTAGGGAATTCCTATCCGCCCCATCAACTGATCCTGATGCCTACATGGCCAGTGGTTGCCCTGATGGTTTCTCTCCATTGCCTCATGTGCGTCAAGGGCCTCCCGTTACGCTTGAAGGATTTCGTTTGGACTAAGCAGCATACATGGTCAAAAGGGGCAATCGAGCCCCTTTTTTATTGTCTTCATGAATGGGCAAAGTGCGCTGCGTTGCTTCACACCATGCTTCCCAATTAGATAAATCAGTGTGTGCGCTCACAAAGCTATTGGCATACACCCATGCCAGCAACACTTCTTCCCTTTCCTTCGACCAAAATTCCGTAGGCCTCCACCATTCAAACACTGGCAAACTGCCCTTGCTTGCGTTACAAGCTAGACAGGAAGGAATAGAGTTCCATTTTGCAAAATGTGGCCCTCCTTTGCTTTTTGGCACAATATGATCAATCGTTAGCTTATCGTTCCATTGCCCGCAATAAGCGCAAGCGCAATGACCAAAAGGGCCTTTAGTAGCAAAGTCTTCAAAGATGCTTTTACGAAATCGACGCTTAGCCTCACCAGGACGCAGTTCTGAGAGTGAATGAAGAAGCTCGTTCGGCCCATTCATCATTCCCATAGCAGCACCAAACTGTCTGCCCATAGTTTAGCCACCAAAAGCTGGTACGATGGCGGTGTAGAATAGGAGAAAGAACTTCTTAAGATTATGAAGGCCTGGCAAGAGGGTTTCGCCGCTTTTGCGGCCACATTGACTGCAACAATGCTCCTTGCTAGCGGAGGCATGTTAGTTGCAGTGAGCAATCAACAAATGAAAGTATCAGTGCAAATTGAAAGCATCACGGAAAAATTAAGCAGTCTCACGGAAAGTATGAAAGGCCTTGAAGGACGGGTGAGAAGTTTGGAAATAAAGCGTTAAAATAATGGCAAATGCTTTTTTGTCATGACTCCCGCTGAACTCATGCTTATCGGTGGTATCGTTGTTGGCGCCATTGAAACCATCATTGCCGCTCTTCCCATTAAGCCCAACAGCACTGTTGAGCTTGTTCTTGCCATCCTTAAAGCCATCTTCAAGACCAGCAAGTAATCATGGCCGGTCCTGTTCGCCTGTCTGATTTGTTCAAATACTACAAGCATGGCCTGCCGTATCAAGATGCAGCAGTGCAAATGCTTGAAGAGAAGCTTATGGCGGCCTATCCCGATCTGATGTCGAGAGACCAGGAATGGTTTAAAACTTGGAGTCAAGCGGGAAAGCAAACAACTAATAAAAACCTTGTCCTTGATGTGCCATATGAATGGCAGCGAGATAACAAAAGTGGTGAAGGTTTCCGCGAATGTTTCAGCAGTAGTGCTGCTATGGTTGCAAAATTCTATGGAAAAATTGGCAGTGATGATGAATACAATTCTATTCGCGCCCGTTTTGGTGATAGCACTGATTCTGCCGCTCAAATTCAAGCCCTTCGTTTCCTTGGACTTCATGCTGAATTCAGGCAAAATTTAGGCATTGCTGATCTCGACAAAGAGACCAGCCAGGGCCGTCCAGTGCTCACGGGATGGCTGCACCATGGCAGCTACAAGGCACCCTCTGGAGGCGGCCACTGGAGCGTTGTAGTGGGCACTGACGCAACGTCCGTCATCCACAATGATCCCTACGGCATGGCTGACATTGTTAATGGAAGTTACAAGAGCGCTCAAGGCGGTAAATACATTCACTACAGCAAGCAGTATTGGCTGCCTCGTTGGCAAGTGGAAGGGCCGAATTCTGGCTGGGGAGTGCTGATCAGCAAATGACAAGGGCTGCATTAATCAATGCTTTGCTCTACGAGCTTGCGAAATGGCTTGTCCAGCGCAAACCAGCACTTGCTCTTCATCCATTAATCATCCGCCTGCTTGCATGGTGCAAGCCAGATTGGGAACAATGGAAAGTAAGTGAGACGATGAAGAGCGTAGACAATCAAGCTGCTGCATTGGTGGAGCAATGGGATAAAGATGATAAGACCAATCAAGCAATTCAATTGGTTCAAAAAGCTCAACAACTATTCCCAGATGCAATAGTCACCAACATACCAAATGCGCCCATTCCTTCCGTAACAATTGAAAGTGAAGCTGCGTCAAATGCAAGTGATACAGTAAAAGCGCTGGGAGGCGAAATGCGCATTGCCTCCCTTTGGTCCATCGACAATAATTAGACGACTGGCTTTGGTGAATATGCTTCATCATATTCAGTTCCCATGGAGATCATTGCCTCGCTTACATTTTGAGGAGCAAACCCACAAGCCATCATGAATTGATAGAAGGCGCGGCATAGTGCTTCAGGACTTTCTCCGCTGTAAGTGTGATCAATTTGTTGATATGAGCAGCAGTCTCTCAACACTTCGTCGCAACTAAAACGATGGGAAAAGGAAAAGGAATTGACGGAAGCCATGGCAAAGAAAAAGGCCAGCCCGTAGGCTAGCCCTTGATTATGCGCTTGTCAATCAGCCTCGGCCTTGCCCTCGCAAAAGTTTACGACCGTGGCTTGGCTTGGAATGTTTTCCATCGCCTTGCTTCGTAAGTTTCGGGGGACC